TGGAAATCGAATCCGTTACTCTTTCACGCACGACTACAAGCGTTTGTCTGTTAGTGCCTACATGAATAAGATCTTTACGCTTACGGTGATGTCTTATCCTGAGAAAGAGCTGTTTGACGAGTGTTATGCAGCCTTGGTAACTTTTTGTGATTCAGAATACCTAGCAGGAGCGTCCCTCGCTCCCTTGGACAGAGAAAATGTCAAAAACTTCGTCAAGCTTGTTAAAGCAATGTCGTCTAACCTTCTTGAAAGCTTTTTTCTTGGGTTGGAGGCATGCCCCGATTTTTCCTTTTTTTTTCGGGGGGGCATCCTTGACGAAGAGACAAACTTTGAATTCCAATCAGTTCGGATGGAGGCGGATTTAAATTTAAACAAAATGATGACTTCAAATACCCCACAAGTTTCTCGTGTTAGAAACATGTTGAACAGGTTGGTCGAATCTCGACAACTCACTCCAGAAGGGCTCGCATGGCTCACTGTAGCAATCGATCCCTGGCACGATACGGCCGTTGATGACGTTCGTGGAATGCCGGATGGTACAACGGGAAAGAGTGTAGTTTTTAGCGTCTCGCAAGAGTACAATATTGACAAACTCAATTCCCCTGTCCCTCTACCTGCTGGAAACTGGTCCTTTAGGGTTGGAAATCACCCTATTTTAGAGTCCGCTTCTGTTAAGAAAGGACGATATTATGGTGACACTTTGGTCCAGCAAGGCACAGGCCGTTTGTTGGTCCCTGTTCAAGTCAACTACGCCGGAAGTGGAACGGACTTTGAAGACACAGCTGTAGCTGGCCTCGCCAATGCTCAAGGCTGTGCTCTACCTGAAGAATTCACACAAGGCGTTATCAAAGTTATCGGGATGGGTATTGAATTAATTAATACTACTGCCGAAATCGAAAAGCAAGGTCTTATTTCCTACGCGCGCATGGGGCAGCCTGGATCTGACACCTTCTATGCCGATGTTGCCCTCCCCGACCTTGGAGCGGGCACTTATGGGCGATCCACATTCGTCCCATTAAGGGTTCTCCCGAAGAACCTTGCCGAACTAGTTTTGTACCCTGGTTTTGCACAAGATGAAGCGAAGGCTGGTTATTATGGTCCCGTTGTTTTAAAACCCAACGATAGCACTTGCTTCCCTATTCCCGTGGGTGTTTGTGCGTACACAAAAGATCCAACAGGTGGCATGATTAATATCGCCACTCCTGAAGATGTTTACACTTCAACCATGAATCTTTTTACACCAACAACTGTGCCCGCGACCGCAGTCGTCTTCTCACACATTAATACGGCGCCGATTCACAGTCCTTGCGACTCGAACTGTATTATTGTCACTGGTTTAGGTGATAAAACCACCTTTACCTTACGCACCCGCTGGATCTGTGAGCGCTTCCCAAGCTCAAGCGAAAAGCAGATTCTAGTGATTGCAAATTCAACCGCAAATTATGACCCCG